GATGCAACTTTATTACTAAAAATGTCATTACCCCATCTTGCTCTTTCATCAAATGAATTAAATTCCTTTTTGTTTTGTTCAACAATGTCTGAGCAGTCTTGTTTTGTTTCAATAACAACACCACCCTCTCCATCAGGGTGAACTAATTGTGTTTTGTATTCGCTTAACATATTAAGGTAAAGGGGGAGTTGCCTCCCCCTAACTCCTATATTACTCAGTCAAGTCTGCCGCTATACCGTGAGCCGCCTCATTATTAACAACGAGTGTGTACTCAGCTAATAATTGAGTTTTTTCAGCATCACCTGCTTTTGCCAAATCATTAGTTTGGAAAGGTCTTAAATACGCAACACTTGCCATTTCAGGGTCAAGCACTAACGCAACCTCACCATTATCAGACTCTGCTGTCATAAATCTATTTGGAACAACAGACATTTGACCAAAGTCAGACATATAGACATCAGCCGCACCAATAATTGTAGTTGGTTGGTCGCCCGGTGCCATGTACCTTTGTGCCGCAATACCTGCGAACCCTGACACAACTTGTTTTTGTGTTGGAGTAGTCATAAGAACTTTAGGTTCACCACCTGAGTTAAAGACTTCTTTAACAACAGTTTTAAGAATGGTTTCTGTAAATGTTCTATCAGTACCATTAGATTTTGCTGTAGTTCCTAAAGAACCAGCAGTACCACCTGAACCACCATCATAGTTTGAATTAATCCAAGTTTGGATACCACCTAATTTGCGTGCCGCAGATGCACTACCAGCACTTTGCACTGTGTTATTCAAAAGAGCTAATTCCATATCTCTTTTAATTTCTTTAGATGCTTTAGCTAGTTGATATGCCTTTTCAGACTTTCTACCAGCTTTATCTACTGACTCAAGTGTACCTGACACTTTAATTGTTTTTTGACTGATTTGTGTATAGTTACCAACTCTTGTAGTTGCTGATAAAGTTGCATCACTAGCATCAGCACCCTCTACTGCCGCATTTGCTGCCGCCGCCGCAAGTGAGTCTGTTTGCCACTCGTGAAACACATTTGTTGCATTAGTTTTTGCAACTGTACTCATAAATGGAGTATCTGTTGGTGAAATGTCGTAAATAACATCAATTAAATCTTCTCTCTCACCAACTGCTTGAAAAGTTTGATATGTAGCCATAATTTTTTCCTTTAAAGTAGTTGTTCAAAGAGTTTAGACGCATCTCTAACTTTTCCACTTCGTTTGAGTTGTGTCTTAGCTCTTTTTATTTTATCTGATTGTGTTTGTGAAGTAGCTTTTGCCACTCCAGCTTTCATAATTTTAGGAGCCGATTTCATTTTTTTAAATACTTCAGGTTGAGAGTCTTTAAGGGCTAAATATCTTGACGCATAAAGTAATGTCAGCACATTTCTGTGGTCATATACATTTGATAATTCTTCATTTGTATAATTCAACTTTTTTGCACCTTTCATTATTTCTTGCATAATATTTTGCTTGGTTTTAGGATTCTTCATCTCCGGCAACACTTCATTTAAAATATCGGTTTCCCTTTTTAAATGTTTTTGTATCTGTTGTTGCTGAAGTTGCTGTTGTTCCTGTTGTACCTTTGCTCTTTCCGCTTGTACTTTTGCTTTCTGTTGTTCACGTTCACTTCTTTCAGCTAACTTTATAGCATATGCCTGTGGATTTGTTTGCTTAAGTTTTTGTAAGTCCTCCTGATTATCAGGTTGAGATAACAACTCTTCAATTTGTCGCAAACCCTCGTCATATTGTGCACTCTTTTCGCTAAATTTTTGTAGCTGGCTGAGTTCGTTTTCAACTTCTTTGCGTTGCTCGGCTAACTTTTGTGTTTTCCTAACATAATCAGCTTGGCGAGAATATCCTTTTTGCAATTCATCAAGCGTAACATCAACTTCTTCCCCTTGTACTTTGACTCGGTATGTTTGAGGTTGCTCAACTTCTTGCTCGGTTATTTCGTTTTCTTCAACAGCTTCATCTATCAGTGCAGTTGACTCTTGAGTTTCCTCTTGAGCAACTTCTTCAATAGGTTGTTCTGTTTCCTGTTGGACTTCCGGTTGTTCTTCTTTAACCTTTGGTTGCTCTTGCGAGGTCTCAGGTTCTAAAATCCCAGCCATTCGGTCAACAACTGATTCTTGTCCATTCTCATTTGAGGTCATGGTTTAATTCTCCTATAGTATTTTAAATTTCTTTTCATCTATTTTTCTATTCATCGCAATAGATTCAAAGTGTGATTTGATATTGTTAATTGCAGTAATCATATAGTATGCTGATTCTCTTTCATCTCTATTTGCACTACCTGAATTTCCAATAATGTCATACTGAATATTACGGAGATTATCTAATTCTCCGATAAAAAACTCGTCTTGTAAATAGTTTTTTGCCCTATCGGCTTTTTCGTGTTTATTCATTAAGATGGTATCTCTACATTGCTTGTTATACCGGCACCTACTTTAGCCGCCTTTATATTAGCCTCAGCAATAAGTTCTCTTTCTTTTCTTGCTAAATCTGCTTCTGACTTTTCTCTTTCTAATTGTAACTCAAACAACATTTCTTCACGCTTAAGTTTCATTTCTTCTTCCATCTTCATGCGTTTTAACTCAATATCCGCCATAGCTTTTTGTCTATCAATTTCAATTTGTGCCTGTGCCTGTTGCATAATAACTTGTGCAGTTTGGTCAATTGGTGGCTCTTGAGGTTGAGCAAGTGCCATTTCAAGTTCTGGAGTTATCTCGTTAAAATATTCTTGTGAATTAGTAATACCAAGAGCTTCAATAAAACTATTAAGTGTTTTAGCATATTTTCTTAATGACACCAATGGGTTGTTTATGCCATAACCTTTAATAATTTCTTCTTGTTTATTTAACACAAAACCAAGATTAGCAACTTGTTCTTCTTTATCACCAGTCCCAAGCCCTACATTTACTGATACATCATAAAGGTTTGACCAAGTTCTTGGGTCTAACTGAACATATTTACCTCTTAAAGCAAAAGTTACTGCTTTGTCTTGATATTTATTTGCTAAGTGCAAAATCCCTTTAAATAATTCTTTTACGCCTGTTTCAGCAAATACTCTAGAAATCAATTCTAATTTACCGCTTGACGCTTTAGTAGATGCGGCAATCGCCGCCGCAGTTACATTTTGCAAGATGTTGGGGTCAAGCCCTTGCGCCATATCATTAACACCAGTACGCTTTGACTGAATGTTGTCTAAATACTCTAACATTGGAAATGCCTGATTAGCCACCGGTTGTATATTAAATGGCACCACTGCATTAGGTTGTTTCATTCTTACTATTCCACCGGGAGTCACAGAAAGTAAGTCATCTAAATTGACTTGACCCTCAACTGCACCAACTCTGGCATTGTTTGTTAGATACAAATTATCTAACATTTGTCTTGTAACTGTTGATTTAATTAACTGCACATCCATTGCTCGGTCAGCCAAACTTTGTCCAAAAAACTTATGTGGCATTGGGTAAGGACATACGCTATAAAATGGAACATAGTCACATGGCTCGTTATATAAAATTTCTGAACCTGAATAAACTATTCTTCGTAACTCTGCTATTCCATCATCATCAAAATCTGTTTTTAAATAACACTCATAAACTTCAACTGTTTGCATTGAGTCATCTAAACTGTCTTGCTCATGTGGGTGTTCACCATTACTAAATCTAGCAATTTTTTCACTTGAAAACGATATATCATCATAACTAGGCAATATTGACACTACATCTTCATCAAAACCCATAGCAATCAATTCACTTCGAGTCATTAGTTTTCTATGTGCCACAAATGGCGCATCAGTTATTGTTGTTGCTTTTTTTGAGATTAAAAATTCTTCAGGCGGAACATTTTGTATGACTATTTTGCCTGACTCTGTTTTTCTTTTAACTTTAACATTATGCGAAGAAACTTGTATTGATACATCATTTCCAGCATCAACTGACTGCTCTAACGATTCTTTTTCAACTATCTCTCGTGTATCATCACGCATAATCATAGATAACTCATCGTCAGTAAGATTATTATATTCTTCTTCAGTTACATCTTCTTGAGTGTCCCAAAACGCTTTAACAACACCAACTTTTTGCAATAAAGCATCTTTAAACCAGTTATGAAATAAAATCACACCTTGGTTTTGTTCTAACACCCAATTAGCATAATCAGTTGCTTGTTGAGCACCTTCTTCATCTTCTTGGGTTCTTGGCATGTAGTTAACAAAGTTTTTTGTTTGGGTAAATATACGCATGATTTGAGGTAAAGCACCATCAACAGCCTCAGCAACCTCTGATGTTACTATTTGGCTACGGCCTTCAACTTCATTACCATAATCATGGCGCTGATAATATTCTAGCGACCTTTTTCTTTCATCTGTAGTTTCTGACTCAATAAAACCTATTGATGAATCAATCTCGCTTTCTAGTATTCCTTTTAGTCTGCCTGTGTCCATTAATTTCCTTTAATGATTGCTTTAATTCTTCAAGTTCTTTCATTACTTTGTCTAACTCTTTTCTTGAAACCCAATCGCCTCGTTTTTGTAGCCACACTCCTGTCATTTTTTCTCCCTTAAAATGGTCGTCGATAATTTAATAAAATTTCTTCTTCTTGTCGTTGCAACTCTGGCTTATAAATTAATTCTAATAAACCACCTAAAATTGGATTATTAGGGGCATTAGATATTCCAACTCTATTTACATCCAAATTAGAATCTTTAAAGTAAGGTACATTTGTATTATCGCCTTGTATTCCAATATTCAAATCTAGTAAACCATCAGCTAGTGGTATTGTTTTATTTGCATTATAAAACAACACTTTTTCATTATCATTACCTGAATACATAGCATTAGCATTTATGCCAAGCTCTGTCAATAGATTTCGTAAGCCTAATTCCCTGTATATTTGATTTAATTCATCGTCCATATTAAACAACCCATTTTACATCGACCTCTAATGGTTTTGACCATTCTTGGCTGGTGTTGTCCAGACCTATTGCTAAATATCTGAAACTGTCAGCGCAATGTGATGTCCAATCATGCAAAGGTTTATCAAAAAACACTTTCTGTTTTTCATTATACTCTCTTCTGTAATTTCGTAAAGAGTCTATTCCTTGTTTGGTTTTAGGATAATTAAACCAACATTTTGGCAACATTCTTCTTACAGCTTGTATACCATCAGCAATAGATAATTTTGGTATTACTTTACAATCTAAACCTGCATTTCTTAATATCTCAAGCCTTGATTTTCCTGTACCTAATTCTCGCACCTCTACATCATGTGGCAATAGTTGCTCAAAATGAAACCAACCGTTTTCTCTTAACCAGTTAATATAACTTTCTAAACCTACGCCATGATTTTCGTAATAATCTAATAATCTAATTTCGTTATTTGTTGTTTGACAAATCCAAATTGATGTTGAATCTGATATACCTAAATCCCAACTAGCAACTGTTTTACATAAATCATCTCGTTCTATTTTTACCATTCTGTCTTGCTTTTCTAAGTCATTTATAATTTCGCCATAATAACTGCCGGTAACAGCAGCATTAAAACTACATTCAAATTCTTGATTGTATTTTTCAACACCCATTTCTCTTTTTGCTGATGCCAATTCTGTTTCTTTTAATAAATTGGTTTCACTTGCTTTAAACTCTAATAATTTCCAATCCTCTTGTGTTTCTGCTCTATCTCTTAAATCTTTAAAATGGTTTTGTCCTTTAGGTGTGCCAATAAATAAACACCAGCCTTCTCTATCAGCTAAACCTGGTCTTATTATTTCATTCCATATGCGTGGATTTTGGTCACCTACCTCATCTATAATGACGCCATCAAAGTATTGACCTCTTAAATAATCAGCATTTTCTGACCCGTACAAGCTAATTCTTCTACCTAAAAAATCTACTCTTAATTCTGAATTGTTAATGTAAGCCTCTAATGGCCTTGTATAATGCACTAAATAATCCCACGCAACTCGTTTTGCTTGTGCATAAGTTGGCGCAATGTATGCATATCGTGGTCTTTGTTTATCGCAAATTAGTGCTTTTTTTATTAATTCATGTATTGACGCAACTGTTTTACCCATTCTTCTATGAGCAACTGTAACGCAAAATCTATAATCATCTAATGCTTTATGTATTTCTTTTTGCTCATCTCTAGGCTTATAATCAATTGTAATTACTCTTCTGCCCATTTTACAATCATTTCCATTGGTGAGCCATCAGCACCTACTAGTTCATGCCTATCTGTTTCTTTCCAACCAGCTCTGGTTTTTAACCAAAATATTTGTGCGGCTGTATTACCCTCTCTTGCTGAATCGTATAAACTTTTACCAATTCTGGCATTTGCATCAATTCTGCCTTCATCTAGCTCTGATTTATAATATTTAACCAATGTATCTGAAGAAATATTTAACCTTGAGGCTATATCTTCGTATTTAATGCCAACAGCACTTAATGATTTTACCAATTCTTGATTGTCTTCAGTTACTTTGTGTTTTGGCCTACCAGCTTTACTCATAAAAAAACCCTTTTTATAACTCCGATTTATTTTTTGTATTTATAACTTATTATTTCAGGAACAGTATTTTTCCATATAATTTTATGATGAAATCTTCTATTTTTACCCATATGATTAACTTTAATAGAACTTGGATTGTGCATCACAGTAAAAAAACTTTTAATATAAGTTCCATATTTTTTATATGACTCAGTAAAACCGCTTTTTGTTTTTTGGGTAATTTCTTGATGTAACCTTAATTTTGGTATCGTTAAAAATAACTTACCTAAATTACCCCATTTTACATATGTGTTTACATCATCATTCAATTCTGCTAAAAAATTAACTTTATTATTTGTTTTACAAAAAAAGGCATTCATTGCTTTTCTACTAAATTTATTTTGTGGTATTAATTTACCAACATTACTATGCGCACCACCTATAAAATCACCGCTTTGTGCCATTGCTATTGTTTTTATATTTGTTTTTTCTAAAAATTTTAAAACAGAATTAATTACATCATCAATGTTTGTTATTGTGTTATTTTTAGTTGCATAACAATTTTTTTCATTACTTGAATAGTCAAACTGTTGATAATCGTCATCTAATTGTAAAAAATAATCTAATTTTAATTTTTTTGCAGCAATAAAATTATAATTTCTTGCAAATACTGCTGTTTGATTCATTTTGTGATTAAATACAGTAGGTGTTATTTTTCTTGCTTCTTCTTTAGAAAAAACAATTATTTCCTTATCTGTATAATATTTTCTGTATTCATCAATTGTTTTATCTTGGTCATCAATTAATAAATAAATTTTACCGGTATAACCGCTTTTTCTTAATGTTTTGTAAGTTTTTACTTTATTTGGTCTGCCATGTGTAAGAATAAAAACAGCAAAATTATAATTAATCATTTCTTTTTAGATAATGCTCATTTATTTCATCTGATAATTGAACATAACCATCTTTGACAGCATCTTCATAATCAATAATGACCAATGCATTTTCCTCAATTAATTTTTGTTCTGCTTTTGTTGCGTGACAATAATATTCTGCAACCTTATCAAAGTTAATTAATGCGTGGCGATATGCAGAAATCTTAAGAAACTCTTTTAATTCTGAGCTTATTTGAGCTAATTCTATATTTTTTAATAATTTATTAACTTTATCTGCATTAAATAATTCTTTAATTTCTGGCTTTTCATCAACGGGCTCATATGTTATATCTTTTGTTTTTTGAGAGTAAAAATCTGATATTTCACTATTGATATTTGCTAATTCTTTTAAATCAAAGCCAATATTTTTTAATTCAACATCTTGTATATTAAGCCAACTTAATTCTTCTCTTAATAATTCTGAATCCCAACGACTGTTTAATGCTAATTTGTTATCAGCTAATATGTATGCTCTTTTTTCTTTTTCTGATAAATGCTCAATTTTTATGGTAGGAACTTTTTGCATGTTAAGTTTTTTTGCAGCTTCTACTCTTCCATGCCCAGCAATAATATTATTTTTTTTATCTATTAAAACAGGATTATTAAATCCAAATGCTTTTATAGATTCTGCTATTTGTTCTATTTGTTTCTTGCTATGAACTCTTGCGTTGTTTTTATACGGAGTTAGAGTTTCAATAGCGAGTTGCTCTATTTGTTCCATTTAATAATGCTAGCAGATGTTTTTTGTAAAGTAAACTTATTTAAAAGTTTATTGGTCTTGTTCCATATCTAAACTGACCTTTACCACTGCTATCGTTAAATGGATTATAGCCAGGGATTGTATATCGTGTTTGTCTTGTATAAATTGGCTCACCACTACTTGTGTAACCACTAACAATATCTCTAAAAACTCTATTACTTTGCCCAGGGACATTTGCTCTTTCACCTAACTCACTAAATGATGTGAAGTTAGTATATGGTGTAAACGCTGGTGGTTTATCTTCAACTGGTGCTACCGGTTGAACTGGTGGTTGATAAATATTACTTTGCATTGGTGTAAATGTTGGTGACTCCATTGGAGTAAATTCAGGTGGAGGTTCACCTATACCCATTTGACTTGGACTTGGTGGTGGTTGCATCATTGGTTGATTGAATGCACCAAATGGATTATATGATTGTTGCATCATAGGTGGTTGTAACAACGATTGATTCATAAAAGAACCTCTATTGTACATATAATTAGGCATAGCCATATAATTAGGCATACCAAATGGTGTAAATGACAATGGTGCTGGCATAAAACCAAAATTTGTACCTGTAACTTGTTGACCAAAAAACGGATTGTATCCTATTGGGTCATATGCGTTAAATGGTGCACCAAAATATCCACCGCTCATACTATTTTTCTCCTAGATGTTTTCGTTTTACTTTTTTTCTTTTTTTTATTTTTAGCTAAAGTTTTTAAATCAGCACCTGTAATTTTATCACGAGGTGGTGCGACTTGTGCAAGTTTTTTTTGTTTTGGTGAATATTTACTAAATGGCATTATGCTTTCATTCTCGCTTTAATTTTTTTTTGTACCGATTTAGGTAATTCGTTTAAGTGATATAACCTTTGACTACTTGCTGTGTGTGTTTCACCGCTATGTAGTTGACCATTCGGCATTTTATGCATTTTACCTTTATGTAATCTGCCACTTTTAAAATAATGTGGTACACCTTTTGCCATTATGCTTTCCTTTTTTTAGCTCTTGCTTTTTTTAATAAATCTGCATCTGCTTTCCTTGCACCGCCTGAACCTGTTGCAAAACTTCTAATTCTGCCACAAGCCCAACTTGTTGGTGTTTGACCAGCTCTTGAGCCACTACTAAAATAAGCACCCATTCCTCGTTTTCCAACTTGCCTCAATATACTTTTAGAAAAACCTGATGATTTACTATATTTTGCAATACAATTTTCAATTGTTGCTGATTTCTTTTTTTTTGTTGTTTTAGGCATTTTTGTAATTTTTCAATCGCATTTTTACAATTTTATTCATTTCGGCTTTTGTTAATTTACCTTTTCTATATTTTTTACTAGTAGACTTAATTTCTTTTTCTGCTTTTTTTTTATTTTTAGCATCTTTAACATATTTTAAAGGAACTTTGCCTTTAGTTTTTTTAACAGGGGCAAAAGCCATAAATTATGCCTTTTTTTTGCCGTAACCTTTTGTTTTTTTCTTACCTTTTTTTTTCTTTGCGTACATGTAATTTTTCATTAAATCTGTAGCATATTTATCTGTCATAGCCATAGCAATCCCTTTATTTAAGTGTATATTGTAAGATTACTCGTTAAATAAGTTGCTGTCAATAAAAAAGCCCGGCTTTTATACCGGGCTAAAAAAGTGAGATAAAATTGTTTTCGGAGGGAAAAACAATAGTTAAATGCTAACAAAATATAATATTATGTCAATGCTTTATTAAAAAAAAGGCAACCATAATGATTGCCTTTGGGTTCTATCTATTTGTATTGTGAGATAAGCTATAAATTAGAAAGGATATAACTAACACTAAATAGAATATATATTATAGCATAATATTATTTTAAATAATCATGTAATTTTAACATTTCATTCCTTAAATAATTATAACCATCAATTCCTCGTTTTTCTTTAATTCTTGCCAAAAAAACTTTTTTTTCCTCATTTGACTTAAATTTTTTAAAAACATATTTTACCTCACAATATAAACGATATTCTTCAGACCAAGAATTAACTTCTCTACCATCAATTGTTTTTATGATCATCAGTAAAAAATTGGCTTTTTATGTAATCAATACCCTTTTGGAAAGCATCAATCTTTATCTTGTCTATTTCTTTATCAGTGTAATAATTTTTTTTATTATTGCTAATAATTTGATCACTTGGTTTAAAAGACTCTTTTATTGTTTTTACCTGATTTTTTGGGTCGTTTGTATAAGCATCAATTTTTGACATTAAATGACTCATATCGCTACTATATTTTAAATCAACAATATTATTATTAAGTTTTATTTTATTTTCTTTGGTTTCTTTTAACTTAAATTTTTCTTCAACCTCATAATAAAAGTCATATAAATTTTTTATTGTATAACATCTTTTTTGGTCTTTTTCTCCTTTATCATTGTAAAAATAGACATAATCTTTTCTTGTTTTTGATATAGAATTAAAATTATGAAAAAAATTTACTAACGAGCGTCTTGTTGCTTTTTCATACCTTGCATTATGTTCTTCCAATAATTGTGTCATTTCTAATAATTCTAAACTTGCTAATTTACCAATGTTTTTATTAAAGTTACTTACATGCCCTGTAATACCACAATAATTCTTTTTTTGATAGTAATAAAATAATAAATCATATACAGCTTTATTTTCTTTTTTTGATGCCTTTTTAAAAACGTTTTCATTAGTTTTTGCTGTTTCGTAAATGTCCTGACATAGTTTACTTTGATGATAAATGGTAAAAAAGGCACGTATATCCATTCTGTTAACATCTGCACTCCATATGTTATTAAAATTAGTTAAAGTTTTTTGGTCCCATTTATGTTTTCTTGATTTTTTTGACCAATCAATTAACATTTTTATAACCACTTCTTCTTTCCAATTTAAATGCGTATATAGATATTTGACAGACCAAATAACTTTAAGCCATTTTTTGTAATTAATTGATGGGCTAATTACATTTAACATAGCTGAAAACTTACTATATTGTTGAGCTGAACCATCATACATAAGGTCACCACCTATTATTTTGTTTTTTTCACTTACTTGCATATTATCTCCTGTTTTATTATTAATCCCTTCCATAACAAATTGACCAACATTTTCTACAATAGCCTTTATCTCTCATTCCGGCATATTTAACAGTAACATGATCAATTTTACCGCTACATCTTCTACAGTATTTTTTACCTAATGCACTATCTAATATTTTGCTTATTTCTTCATTACTGCATTGATACAATATTGGATAGTCTTTTTTCATAATTCACCCATTTCATCTTTGTAATGTTTTAATAGTTCAAAAAATACATTTTCTGATACTGTAAAAGTAAATTCTGTTGAATTTTGTTTTTTTATTGCCAATATCCAATTATCACCATCAGAATTATCAGTAACTTGTTTAATCCATTTATTAAATTGAATTGTTTTGCAATTTTTAACCTCACACGAATATTTGCCTATTTTCCCATCATCTCCAGCACTTCCAACAGCTGGTGGGCGCATTTTATAGCCTAGATGATATAAAACCTTATCTCTAAAAAGTTTTTCGCCCCTGTACCCTTTATTTCTTGAATTAACCATATCTTTTGTTCCAACAGTATCTACATAATTTTTTATTTGAGTTAGAAGCAATACTTTTTGCACTAGTCCAACTCAGTTTTTTTCTACAAAAATGGCAAAATTGCTTACCAAATGTTTTATCAACAAATGCATTAATTTCCTCGCTACTTGGAGTGTAAAGTAATGAGTTCTTGTTTAATAAGCCATCGAATTGACTTTTGCCATGCCTCGTTGTGTTTTTCTCTTTTTTCAAATTTATTTAAATTTCCCTTTATGCCATCAACCATCATATGACAGTCATGACACAAAAAAGCACCAAACAAATCATTACTTTTATGTCCATATCCTCTCCCATCTTCTAGTCTATTACTATGTGCTAAACATAACAAGTCACCATTAGGGTTTTCAAGCCCACATGACATACATTCTGGGCATATTTTTGCCAATTCCCTGAATTTTTTACTGTGCATTTACTAATTTCATTTCTGCTCGTCTATCAGCTTGCTTAGTTTGATGCAACATAACTTTCCACTCAATTACTTTTAACTCATACTTAAGTTGCATAGATTTTTTTGTCGCCTCTGTTAACCCTTTTAGTAATTCAATATATTCATCATGTGACCTAGCCTCTCTTTCTTGTGCTGATATTGCACCAAAGCCTTGTTGTTGAAACTCTTTCATTAATATTGCTAATTTAGATTTTTTAAATTCTTCTAAATAAACTCTATTACTTTCTGCTTGTGCAAATTGTTTTGCTTTTTGTTCTGCGTCATATAATATTTTTTGTATCTCTGTCATCTTGCTCTCCTAGTTGCCATTTTTAAAATCTCACCAATTTTCTTCATATGTTTTGAATTATCTCTTTTCTGTAATGTTGTACCTAATTCTTCATCTATATGTTCGCTACAATAATATGAACCACCACCTATTTGAACAGTGCCATATTTTTGACATCTATCACCATCAATAATTCTTGAACATTGTCTATCATGCCAAATGCCATTAATTTCAATGCCATATTTATATGGATTACCAGTAACATGACTTTTATTTTTTGTCCAACCACATGAACAAGAATCACTATAAAGCTGTCTATCACAATCAGGGCAATTCATTGTTTGACCTCCTTTAACTCACCCAAATATTGCTCAAAATTCTTTTTACCAAATAAAGTAGCTGGTCTTATATAAACACTCATTTTTTCATTACTTGACCATTCCCTGTTCTTTTTAGCAATAACTGATTTAATATCTGCTTTGTCATAGCCTTGCTTTAATAAACCTTTAACCAAATCAAAATTTCTTGTTGGTTTTCCGTTAGGAGTAAATATTGGAAAATGTCTGTTTGCTTTCTCATTTAAAAAAATTAATATTTCTTTAACATCTTCACTTTTGATAATAGGTTTTGCTTTAGCTAAACTATGGTTTTTATTATTATCTATATCTATATCAGTATCTATATCTATACGGTTCAAGTCCGTCTTAAAAGAATCTTGAGTATTACTTAAGCCTGTCTTTTTTTCTTTTAAGTTATTGATTTTATTCAATTCATCTTCTAATTGAAATGGACTTATTGGATAAAGCCTTTTAAAATATCTAACCCTTTGCCTATGATTAGGTATATGCAAATAGTTTTTTTCTTCTAAAGAATCATCATTTGCTTTGTAAAGCAAAATTAATTGTTTTTCAACCAGTTGTTCTAATATTGAAGTTGCTTTTTCTATTGAAGTAACACCATCAAAATCTCGCCATAATCTATATAATTTAAAAATATTACCTTCTAAATTACCTAAATCATCTTGTTCGCTAATTAACCTAATAAAACAAAGCCTGACTGTATCTGATGTAAGATTATTAAACTTTTCACTGTCCCAAATGCCAGGGCGCAACATTCTTGTAGCCATAATATATCCTTTCTAAAATTATATTATAAATTAAAACGGAACATCATTTTCCATTTCTTCTACAGTTTTAGGTTCAGATTTTTTTGTATATTTTTTCATCTCATCTTGGTCAGTAAACCTAAGTGATAAATTTTTACCATTATCCCAAATTGCAACTTGAAACATTTTGCCATCAACTTTTGCAACACCTGAAAACTCAGGTTGCTTGTCGTTGGTTTTATTTGTGTTTTTCCAAACTGTTCCAACATTGTTTTTGTCTTTATAATACTCATCATATTTACTCATTTTTTTCTCCTTATTGGTGGTTTAGTATCTGTTTTAATATATTCCCAAAATTCTTCTAATAAAGGAAACATTGAATCCCAATATTTTTTGTCTCTATTAACTAAAATTATATTATGTCCATATTCATTTATGCTTACAAAATAACATTGTTCTACATCACATATTTCCATTTGACCTTGTATTTGTGGCATATAATGGTCAGGAACCGTCTTATGGATTACTCTAGGCGATTTAATTTCAACGACATATTGTTTACCTATTATTCCATCAGGACTTGCGCCTAGCCAATCATATTTGTCGTGTATTTTAAAGCCAATTTCGTTTACTATTAATCCTGTTTCAACTTCTAATACATCAATTCCTGATTGTTCTAAATCAACTCCTCGTTGCATATCGGCATTCATTGGTTCCGGTTCTACTTTACCCGTTTTTTGTTGCCATAATTTTTGTCTTGACTTGTATTTATTCCAACCGCAAGCACTAGCAAAATCAGATGCTGTAAGACGATTTTTTCTAATTTCAAACCATTCTTCACTCCTCTGTTTCATTATCATTCCCATTTTGCTCTAATTCTTGTTTTTTATTATTTTTAAATGTTATAGCAATTGTTCGTTCGTCAACTGATAAGCTTTCCCAAACTTTTTTCAATTCATCTAATGACTTACATTTATTAATTTTGCGCTCAATTTCAGGATTAGGCGGTAAATCTTCGCCTGTATAAATATATAAACCAATACCATGTAAACTAATTGCCTTTGCTTTACATCTTTGAAGAGCTGTATTGAGTTGAAATGAGTCAAAATCTGCTATGGGTTTATTTTTATAATCCATTACCGGCAAATGTGCTGTTTTAGTCTTGCCAAAGGCTGTTACACTCACATAAACCAACGCAGTGCCATTATCTAATTTTTTAAATGGTAATGTTTCAGTTATCAAATAAGAATTGTTTTTACCCTCTAAAATGCGCTTATTTTCAAACTCATGATGCTGATAAGTTGCATTAGGGTCTAACTGTAATAAGATGTCATATGCATTTGCCCATGATAAATAGCTTAAATTACCTTTTTTTTCAACTGCGTGATTAACATTTATTGTTCTTAAATAACTAAAATCGTTTGAATCAGATTTTACTTCGTTTTGTATCTCTAATGACTTTTCTTTCATTTTTCCCATGTTTATCTCCTTTAATATTATTAATTAAATCTTTAATATAAATACCTCTTTTTTTTAAATACATTATTGCTTTTTTTCTTTTATTCTCTAAATAATTGTCAGGATAGGCTCTACTGTTTTTCAAATTCGTACTCGTAGAATTGTTTTGCCGCCTCATATTCTTGTTCTGAAAAATAGTCACAAATTTCACGAATATTATTGACCACACTCAACGCATCTCCCCTAATAATTATAAGTTTACTTTTTAAAAAAATTGTATAACTTGTTAATATTATAATACAAGTTAACATTATTAACAATAATATGTTTTTAGCCATTACCAGTTAATTCAGGCATCTTACTACATACTTTGATGCAATGAATAACCATGTCTTTATAGCTTTTAAAATTATTATCAAGCATATACTGTTGAATAATTTTTTTTTCATCTAAATTAACTCTAAAAGCTACAGTTTTTAGTTGTTCCATTTTTTCTCCTTTACTCGTTATTAAATTTCATAGATAAATAAATCTTTTTTAAAAGTTGAATTATGATAGATTTATCCGCCCATGTTCTTTTTGTGTGTTTATCCCAGTCATCTAATAATTGCCAATCAAATAAATGCGTTCTGTCGTTCCACCAATCATGTCCTAAACTATATGTTTCATCATTATTTATACCGCATATAGCATCATTTAAATCAACAAAATAAATATTATTACCAATGACTTTATAGGCACAATTAGTGTCAGGATAAATTAAATCTTTCTTGTAAAAACAAACACTAGTGGGGAATCTCATGTTATACTCCAAAACTTAAAATTACAGCAATAATAAACCAAAATGATAAAAGAAAACCTACAACACAAAGACCTCTTGATATATAGAACAAAAAATTATTAATTAATTTTCTTCGTGAAGTAGGTTTATTTAATACTAAATCTTTGTAATCGTATTCGTATTTCATATTAGTCCTCGTTAACAGCAGTAACAATATCTTGCAATATTTCATCACCAACATCATTATCTGAAACAACCAAATAAGTGTCGTCTTTTAATTTAGTAATATGAACATAAGATTCGTAAGCACCATATTTGATAAGCCATAAGCCAAAACCATCAATATCATTGTAACAATTACCAAAAACATTAATTAACTGTTGATGTGATAATTTGATTTCTGCGCAATTTAAATCAGCAGTATCTGAAAAAATCATATTTTCGTCCTCATCATCAATAAATTGGACAGAAAAATTAGAACCTATTAATTGTTGTCTAAATTGTGTTTCTTGTAACATTTTATCTCCTTTTTTTAATTTATATATACATTATAATTTAATATGTTTAAAATGTAAACATATTTATTATAAAAATTCGTATTTTAATGCGTAAAAATCATCAAATAAAATCATGCTAACACTAGAAATAACATGAAAACCCATATCCATGCCACAGCCCTCAACATACATTCCTCTAGGTGGTTCAGTCTCATTAATATTTACTCTTTCTTGCAATAGTTGAGCAAATTGATATGTCAAATAATACTTTATTGTATGATGTTTATCGTCAGGTTCAAATTTATAGAAATCAATATATCTTGCTGTACCATCTTCTAGCACATAGTTAACATGATAATAAATTCTATCGCCTTTTTTTAAAATTGTTTTTAGTTCTTCTTTTGCTTTTTCTTTAAAATTTTGACTCATTTTATCTCCTTTTTAAAATAATTCTGTTCTAACGGTCACATTTTCTAACCAATCAAAAGGACATGATATGTCGCATTTTTTACCTTCTTGTTCAATTAAAATGTCTAGCCCATCACCTTTTTGCCATATACCAGTAATCGTTGCATATACGAAGTGCATTTCAGCGTCAGGGTCATATTCTAGCCATTTATCAAAACATTCTTCAAAAGAAAATATTGCTACCTCATCACCAATTTTAAGATTTTTTGATGAAAACCCATATTTTTCAACATTAACTGTATTTTTCATATTTCCTCCTATTATTAAATTTTTTTGATTGGTTTTAATTTAACTTCTGTATAATTTGTTATTTTTGTTATAGATTTAAGAAATTGTCTTGATGGTTTAAATTTAGCAATTAAAGCATCTTTGTTTGTTGTTTTTCTGGTTCTTTCAATAACTTTAATAACACTTCCATCAGAGCAAGAAAGCTTGTCTAAATTTCTTGTTTTACAATATGTTTCAACTTCAAACTTTTTTTGATCAAGTTTAAGCTGTAATCTGTCAATTTGTTTTTTAACTTTTTGGTATTCATCTGCAATAAATTGTTTTTTTGTTTTAACCATTTTTATCTCCTTTTTAATTAATATATAAACATTATATATTAATATGTTTAATATGTAAACATATTTAATAAAAAGATTTAAAAAAGTTTTTACAGAAGTTCTGACTGTTCCATAGTTAAGTCATCATCAGAGCCAATCTCACGCATAAAGTAACTACACCCTGATGTATGGACTTTTCTGTCTAAAACGCATAATACTTTATCTCGCTCTAATTCTTTAGAAAACGAAACACAGTAATAGCATTTAATTTTAGGTAAACTCGAATTGTCTTGTTCCATTGCTATCAATCGTTAAAAACATTTTTCTTGGTTTAGCATTTACTTCTGCTATAGATAAATGTACCCAATCGTCAAACTCACAAATACATTGGTCAACTAAATCTGATAAGTATGAATCTTTTATTATTTGTACTATCTCTTTTATTTCTAAACCATGTATAAAAAAATCACAAGCTAAACCTAACACATGACGACTTGTAGGTTTACTACCTATAGCACTATTTAGTTTGTTACACCTAAAACCACTTGTAATGATAATTGGTTTACCAAATAATTTTCTCACTTTTTCCATTTCACTAGCTAATCTTTTTAAATTAGCTAATTGTAACTCTGATGGGTTATTATCTATGTTCAGACGTTTTGCTGTTTCACTTCTAGTAAACTCTTGTAATTTAAAATTATCCGATAATCTCATTTCTTATCCTTTATAAAATCATTTTTTTGTTTAGAACCAGAACTACTTCCAAAATAGTAAGCAACGACAGTTGATGCAGTACCACCAAGC